CTTCTGACCAGCAGCGTTGACATCACCAAGGGCTTTGCCGGTTCCCTTGAGGTTGTTCATCGACTGCTTGAGCTTGTCGAGAGCGCCTATGACCTGGGAAACACCGTTGAGGAACGATGCGCCCTTGAAGGTCATCTGGACGATTCTCTCATCGATGCTAGCCACGGGTCACCTCCCTCCAGACATTGTCTGCGATCAGCTTGAATATAGGCCTCATGGCCGGATTGATGTAGTCCCTGCCCGGCACGTATCCTCCGGTGCCGGTTCCGTGACCGTACTGAATCCCGGCGGCGACGTTGAATCCTCGGTTGATGTGAGCGTTGGTCCAGGTGATCTTGACCCCAGCGAGGTGCTTGACAACCGTGCTGGCCCACAACGCAGCGGTCAATCCCGTATCAACCGGCGTAGCAGCCTTGAGAGCGGCGACTCCCTGCTTTGCGCCGGCATCAACGGCTTGGTACTGCTGTCCGGTGGACATCCGTTTCAGCCACTTCTCGGTCTTGCCGGTGTCTCCTGAGACGGTTATCTCGATCATCGCGCTCCTTAAGGCGAGATCTTCCTCATGCGGAGAATGGACGTACCCAGGCTCACCGTCTGACCAGCAGTCGCGGAACCCCACTTGAAGGCGAAATTGCCTCCGGTGGCACCGAGAGTAAGGTAGCCGCGAGACATGAGGCCCGGCGTTACGGCGCCCGCCGTGTAGGTAGTCGCCGGGTTCCACGTGGCGGTGTAACACCCAGTACCAGTACCCGCCAGGTTAAAGACATCACAGTGAAAGCCGGAATAACCAGTGGGAACTGTCCAGCTCCACACCATCGCGACCGCTCCGCCGTAAGAGCACTCGAAGGAAAAGTCGTACGTGCTGTTCGGATCCAGGGTCATCTTGATATCGGGATCATCGATCACCGACGTGGCGGTACGGTTCGTCGTAGCCGTCTTGAGCACCGTCTGAATCGAGTGAGGATCGGTACCAAGATCGGTCATCACCTGAGCGACGGTCCGGTTCGCCCAGACACCGGCTTTCCGCTGGAGAAAGTCGTTGTTAGCCGGCACGAGGTTCTCGATGGTATTGATGTCATTGCCCAGATCGGCCAGGACCTGAGCCATCGTCCGGTTTGTCCAGACACCCGCCTTTTGCTGGATCATGTCATCAGCAGCGGGGGTGAGGTTCGCGATCTGAGCCAGAGTCGGGTCAACGGAGATGTTGCCTATCGGAAGCCTGGTTCCGTTCAGGGTTATGAGAACGATGGTTCCGTCGTCCTGGACCTCTCCAGTCTGAACGAGCGCGTTCGTGATCGCGTTAATAGCTTCTGCGGTCATCCCGATTACTTCAGCCATCGCTGCTCCTTCCTATTGCGAACTTACCTTGAATGTGCCGTTCGGGAATATGACTACAGTATTCGCGGTAATTCGGAACGTCTCCGCATCGACCATCGCGACCATGCTGTCCGGGCCTATGACCGTGAACGTATTGTCCCCGTTGTCAATGACTCGCATGAGCGCGTTGGCCTCGAACAGATCGATTAGATCCATCGGATCCGGAAGCGACGGCTCGTTCTCGTCATTGCCGTAGATGGCGTCTTCGAGAGCAGCGATGGCATCTGGTTGAGTATCGTCGACCGTTATCACGAGGTGTGCGGTGGGTTTCCCCCCGGGGATTTTTTCAGGTAGAGTAGTGAAACCCCATTCGAACGCGAGCGGATTCGTATTCTCGCTGATCGAATCGTGATCGGCCTTGGTCGGAAGCATCGAGACGTTGTAGACGATGTGGATCTGCTGATCCGTCCTGTAACTGAATCCGAAAGCCCGCCTTGGCTGGCCTGTCGCCGTTCCGAGTATTCCGACATACGGCTCAAGCTCGTCCGGATAGGTAAACGCGGATATGGATCCAGAGAACGGCGACGGGACGTTCCGTTCCACGTACTTGATCCCGTCGAAATAATGCGGATCCTTGGTCGAATCCGAAGTCTCAGTGACCGAAACGAGCCCGTTCCATGCGATGCCAGGATCATCTCCGGGGAATATGACTCCATGACTGATCCCTGAGGTGAACATGCGATCTGCAGGGTCGTCCCAGATTATCCTCATACTCCGCTCCCTATCTCCACTTCTACCAGGAGTCCGAGTTCCGTCGCCGTCAACATCCTGGGATCAGTGGTGCTCGTACCGTAGAGAGTGTCCTCGACGACCTGAATATCAGCCGGAGCGTACTCCCTCGTATCGATCATGAAATGTGAAGTCGGCTTTGGCCACACTCCGTAGAGCGGCTCAGTGGTAATCGACCACGTTCGAGGCCTCACGTTAGGCCTGTCACTGCGGGTCTCGTTCAGGAACTCAGGGCTCTTGGCGGTGACGTTGTAAACGAGGTGTATCAGGTAGGCCCCGTAAAGTCCCCTGACATCGTCTCCGATAAGCGTCCGGTAGGAAAATCCGAACTTCTTCCTGGGCTGCTCACAGGCAAATAGCCCCGGAGCCAAATTCAGGATTCCGGAACAAGGATCGAATGCCTTGGGAGCCGAAAACGCCTCGATCGTCGCCGAATACTCCTCGAGAGACACCAGGTTGATGATCTTGTCGCCGTCGCGATAGACCTCCTTGGCGGTCCCGCCAACAGGGACTTCTGAGACCTTGGTCAACCCGTTCCAAGCGACTCCCGGATCAGAACCGACGTAAAGCATCCCACGGTTTACGCCAGCCTCGAAGACCCGAGCTCCTACGGCGTCCCACTCGACTCTGGGCACTTCTCACCTCCTCATCCCGTAGTTCCAAATTGCTGGCGTCGCATCTTGTTGATCGAGTCCTGCTGAGATGCGGCTTCAGCTCTGCTCATCTTCTTCTTGGGTGCGTTCTTGTAGTTGCAGACCTTGATCAGCGCCATCAACTTGTTGAGATGCCAGTACTGGCACTCGAACGGGATGCCGAGAGTGATCATCCAGTAGTAGATGATCTCAGCTGTAACGACTTCCCTCGGACCCTTCGGTGCGTGCCTCTCGTTGAACCATGTGGCCGTCATCTTCGCGTTGATGTAGTCGTTAATCTGGGCGATGCTCTTATCTGTCAGCCTTGTAAGAGCCTCGAGGGACGGAGGATCACCGATGACCATCATGCCGACATAGTCGATAGCCTGCTCGTTGGTATGTGGTTTGTCCCCGAGAAAGGGAATCTCCCATTTGGACTCCCATTTTGACAGAGAGACAAGAGAGTGCTCCAGATCCAGGGCTATACCCTCGACGGTTGCGAATTCGTTCTTCTCCTCGTCATAAACTTCAGACAAAGGGATGACAATCCGAAGCACTCCCTATCTCCCCTCCTTCGGCCGGGTTCCTCCTACGGGCCGGCGAAGATAGCGATGACCTCGTCCGGATCCGGGAGCTTGGCCGCACCGGTGCCGCCGTAGAGCAACGCTTCGAGAGCCGTCATCTTGGCCGCGTCCTCCTTGGTGGAGTCGGCAACGATGAGGCTCGTCGGCGCCATGTCGGTGACCGAGACGGGAGTGCTGGTGACGTCCCAGGAGAACGACAGGGCCTCGGGCGAGTCGTTGATGGTCGTGAATGCCTTCTCCGAGGGAGAAGCGAGAAGACCCCACACCATGTGGATCTTGTAGCCGAGGTCCGAGTCGAGGTCGTTGCCGACCTTGGTCCGGTACGAGAGCCCGAAGGTCTTCCTCGGCTGCTGCCCGACGCTGAGACCCTCGCCGACCAGCACGGAGCCGTCGCACTCGGCGAACTCCTGGGGGTAGGTGAAGGCCTCGATCGTGCCGCCGAAGGTCTCCGCCGACAGCAGGTTGAGGTACTTGATGTTGTCCGCGTAGGCGGGGTTCGCTTCGGCGCCGGCAGGGGTCTCCGTCACGGTCGTCAGACCATTCCAGGCGAAACCCGTGTCGTACTCTCCGCTTGTCGGATTCAGCAAGTAGAGGACGCCGTGATCGACACCGTGCTCGTAGTACCGCTTGCCGGTGTCATCCCACGTAAGAGCTGGCATTATTTACTCCTCCTCAGAAGTAAACGTCGTAGATGTCGTGGTTCAGGTTGTCCAGGGTGAAATGCCGGACAAGGGTCGTCATGGGAAGCTCGGCGACCCTATCGGGGATGAGGCTGTCAGGATTCGGATCAATCACAGTTACCTGGTACCGAAGCCTCCGGGTATACGGCCCGTTATCGGCAAAGAACACCGACTGGTAATCCCGATTGTAGACAATGGCCGGATAGCTCATCGTGACGCTCGTCGGCGGCTGGAAATATACGTTGCGGCTTCCCAGGAGTTCCTCTAGGGAGGCCTGGAGTTCAAGCCGTGTTCCCATTCCAGAGATCTCCGATCGAAAGAATAAGCCGCGGTCGCTGAACTTCCACGCGAGTGATTGTCCAGTTATCGCCGTTCCAGCGGATATACCTCATCTTCGCGAAGTTGTCGTTGGCATACGCATCCGCTACGATGCTGAGCCGGTTCTCGGCGGTGATATTGGGATTCAGCGTCTGAGGAACCAGCGCAGAGTCCTCCAAGCGCCTGGCCTGAATAAGAACATCTCCGTAGTAGCTTCTCTCGGTGATGACTTCTGACCAGACGCCTGGAGCGGTCTCCGTGTCTTCTGCGTAGCCTACGGGTCCGTGGAACCGCATCTACGTCCCTTCTAGGCAGCCGGGCGCTGGAACGTCCAGTTGTTCGACGCGTTGTCGGAGAAGGCGTTGCCGCCGGCGGCCTTGGCCCGGATGTGCATCGCAGCACCAGGAGTGAGC